AATCGAATTCTATTTCAATAAACGCAATACTATATTTATTTAATAGATCAATCAAATCTCTCCTTTTTTTTGGATCGATTATTCTATTCAATATATATAGTGTATCAGTATTATCGAATTTTCTTTCATTTATGATAGTAAATAAAAGATTATCAATTGTTTGATTTTTCCCATGTAAAGTTGGTAAATCATTTCCTAAAATTCGTGTAATTAAATATTTTTTCATACTCTACTTTATTCTACATTCTATAAATCTTCACTTTAAAACTCAGAAAACTTATTTTTCGTTTCCAAGATGTAAGGTAAAGTGTAGATCGTGAGAAGAGAGACACCCGCATATGTTTCTGGACCAGCTTCCTTCAAATACATCGCAATTAGCGCTGATGCGATCATCATTGCTGCGTCACTCAAGAGAATCTTTACGCCGCCGCTTGAATACCGTTTGAAAACGTCAATCATACGGTTGTGTCCTTGAGGAATCGGCTTGATAATCACTAGATAAAAGAAAATATCATGAATAAGTTGGACTAAAACCAAGATTGCTAAGAAGTACCATAAGTTGAAGCCATAACTCGCGGGCATGAAATACGTGTAAGCGTAGCGAGCCATAAAAAAACCGAGCGCAATGATGAAAACATCTGAAATGACCGCGTTCAAGCCGAAGCGTTCATACCATTGATTAATTGAAATACCAAGAATATCGGGAAGATACTTCGCCAAGAAAATAACTACAATATCCACGATCAAGATCGCGACTAAAATATACCACCAGTCTTTGGCATCCTCTGGATTTGTAATATCACCGAGTAGCATTCTATGTAGAGCACTTAAAATATACGGCTAGAATAAATGAGCTCAACACCCCCACCCGCCGCGGGACGTTCAGCAGCTGGATGGAGATTACCTGAAGCTCCAGTAAATCTTATGCGAAATTTTACTTTAGAAACGGTGCGAGCAGCTATTGAAAATGGTCGTGATATAAACGAGCAGGATAATTATCAAGGGTCAACTTTACTTATGGAGGCTGTCGCGAGAGGAAAAGAAGATATTGTTGAATTCTTGCTTGATAACGGTGCCAATGTAAATATACAGGATCACGATGGTGTCACAGCACTTGGATATTATAAAGATGCTATTTATAAAGAAGGTAATCTCGAAAAGATTGTACAGATGCTTCTAGAAGTTGGTGCGTGGTTTTTACCTGATAACAATGGACATATGATCAACGTAATGTCAGAAGAATTATACGATGAACTAAAGTCTGACGCCGCTTATCGGAATGCGTCTAACTCACCTTATAGCTATGGATCCTATGAAAATCAATACGGAAATAGTACTCCCACTCTCGGTCGCATCCGACAGGAGATGAGAGAAGAGAATCGAGCTATCCAAAGAGCTGAGCAACAGGCGATCGCGAATCGTTATGCAGCAAAGATAAAAGATGAAAACAACGCAAATATGGCGTGGCGTACCTCTGTAGGTCTTTCTCCATCTGAACGAGAAGTTACAAGAGAAAATCCTCCTACAACTCGCCGCGCGAAGAACATTCGCGATCTCATTCGTTTGTATGTAGGTCAGTTTGTAAGAGAGATAAAACTTGGATCCATGTCAGCGGCGGCAAATAAAGATAAGAGGATTTTTGTCGATATACGTATGCCAGTATTCGAATTAAAAAAGATAATACAATATTTTTTCCAGTATGATGTAAAGTTTGATTTGGTCTATCCTGCTTTTCATCTCGCAGGAAAAAAGACATTGGATGATGATCGTGCTCTATCTGATTATGGTCTTCGTAACGGATCGAGACTGATTATTTCTCTTAGAATTCAGAGCGGATATCGTGGTGGCACGCGGCGCTCTAAACGGCGTTCAAAGAAGACGCGGTCTCGGCGCAATTAGAGCTGCTCCTTCAAATCAAAGACAATCTCTACACAATCCAGTGGCTTGTTCTTCTCAATTGAGATGACATCGCGCGCCCAGAGACCAATAAGCGGGCTCTCCCCATGATAATCCCCACCACCGCGTCCATTTCCTTCGCAGGTAAGCAAAGGCAAAGGATGGAGTCCAAGTGCTCCGTAGCGCGTATCAATATTCTTGCGCTTATCAACAAACTGCTTCTTCGTGTGATTTACAATGTAAGGATACTGCGCTGTGCTGCATAAATACTCAGGATGAATCTTCTCCGTTTCTTCGCACATATAGTAAAGATTTTTATTCTCAGATTCCTCACAAACAACGGGGTTCTTTTGAGGAGGTCTTGAGCATAACTGAATTACCTTTATAAAATTTTGTTCTTCAGAATTTGGCTCGACATCAGCATAATCGCCTGCCCAGACAACGCGGGTCTTATGATATTGTTGATCGGGCGCCAAGAGAAACTCAAATGCCTGTACAAATTTGTTTTCTAGATACGAATGCTCTGTGAGCTTGAGCCCGTTTCCATATTCATACGCAACCATCCACGCCATGATCTTGCCGTCCTTGTCCAGAAGAATCGGATAGTAATACTGTCCCATTTTTTATTTTATGGATTTTAAGTGGAGGGAGGATTTCAATTTTGCTATTTCCGCCCCAAAACTCTTAAATAGCATGTATAATAAGAGATGCCCATTATACCTAGAACAAATTCCTCGGATCTTCTTTATAGAATTCAAAGGCGTATCTTGTATGCGCATCGTATTTTAAAAGAACAATCCTTTACACAAGGAGAAACAAATCATATTGATTTAGTCTCAGGAAGTGCAGGTGTCCATTCTTCCTCGGCGATACTCCCAATGAAAGAAGGCGCTTTTTTTATGACTCCTGAAGAAAGAGCAAATATTTTAGCGGCGGGATCTCAACCAACTCCTGCTCCTGTCGTTATCCCGGACCCCGTAGCAGCCTATCTACCAACAAATGGCACAACATCAACTTGGTCAGATTCAGTGGGAAGTCTAAATGGGACAATGACTGGAACTCCAACTTATAGTTCTTCGCTCGGATACACCTTTAATGGAACTGACCAATATGGAAGCATAGCAAGTAGTGATGGAATTAACAATTTTAATAACACAGATACCTATTCAGTTGAAGTATGGTTTAATCCTTCATCGGGTCAACCACTTGGACCCACTGATCAAACAAGTATTATTGAGAAGTGGAATTCAGCAAATCAATCACGCTATCCATATGTAATTAGATATCAAGAAAGCACAACTAGGGCTTTTGTTGCGGCATGGGACGGAACAAATTTTCCGTCTGTTTTAATTTCAACTGTGCCTACAAATACATGGGTTCAAGTTGTAGGTGTATTTGATTTCAGAACTGGTATAAAGTTACTAACAGCATACACAAATGGCATTTCAGCTGGAACAGCAAGTCTAGCATCTGTTGGAACTGTAAGCAATACAAGTGATGTTGGTATCGCACAGAGAATAGAGCCGTCCCCCGACCCACCATCAAAATTCTTAAAAGGTTCAATTGGTCTCATACGATTTTATAATACTGCTCTTTCAGCAGCACAAGTCTCCAAACTCTTTACGGATACGCGAAACACATTTGGAATTTAGTAGCCATTACACAATGAGATATTTTTACCTTGTAATGATATATCAATATATCATTATAAGGTATTTAAATTTACATATTAATTATACAATCAATACGTAATAACTATATGAACCAACAACCTGCTTAGTTGGAGTAGGCAAGTCCACCCATGCCAGACATGATACGGAGGACGTTGTAGTTTGTCGCATAGACATACACGGATGAGGTCGTGACAGTGCCAACAGCGTTGTTGGAGACTGTGAGGAGGAGCGTGGTGTTATCAATGCGGGACAAGTTGCAGGTGCCGCTGGGTTGGTGCTGCTCAGGCTGGAGGGCGAATGAGTAGACGTTGATACCGACGGCGGGGATGTTGGTGTGGTGCTGGTAAGGCTGGACCTCGTTGAAGTAGCGTCCCTCGCGAACCTGGAACCGATCGTGACCGTTGAGCTGGAGGAGCGCAGTGACGACGGGGTTCTTGCCACCCATGCCCTCAACGCGGGTGACTGAGTAGCCAGACTCGAGGACGGATCTGTCCCACCAGTCTGAGAAGTTGAACGGCTGCTGTCCCTTCCAAGGGTTGATGGTGGCATCGGCGCAGTCCGTGTAGGAGTCGCGCTGGACAACCCAGATGAGCTCCTTGCACGGGTGGTTGAAGTTCAACTTGAGCTTGTTGGAGCTTGAGGTGATTGACTCCTGTCCAGTGAACTGGAGAACGTCGATCAGGTACTCGTGGGAGACCTGAGCGAACTTGCGGCGCTCATCCGTGTCGAGGTAGATGTAGTCGACATAGAGGGAAGCGGCGACAAGGTTGGCGTTGGCAACACGGTCACGGATGGTGTGCGTGTTGGAGAGCTGGGGAGATGTCTCCCAGCAGAGGTTCTTGAGGTCGTTGAAGATCAAGTTGATACGGACCTCGTGGTACTGGAGGGCGATCAACGGGAGCGCAAGACCAGGGTTGCGGCAGAACCAGAACTGGAGCGGGATGTAGAGAGTGTACTCAGGGGCGCACTTGCCGACCTCGTTGGAGGTGTTGGGCTCGCCAGAGGCGCAGTCATCGTCGCAATCCTCACCACCCTGGGTGATGAGGTTGGTGAGCTGAGGAACGTTGCCAACCATCTTGGCATAGCCAGCCTGCTTGCCCGCCTCCTGGGTGAGCTCGTTCCAGATGTGGAGCCACTGTCCGTAGTGCTTGTCGATGCGCTGACCGCCGATCTGGAGCTCAACCTCCTTGACGAGGTTGTGCCCGACCCAGTTGAGCCAGCGGAACTGGGCACCAGAGCCGTCAGAGGAGGCAAGGGTGACCTTGGGGAGAGTCGCTTGGAGGTACATGCGGTAGATCAAGTCACCGTTGCGCTGGATGGTGCATGTGACTGTCTTGCCGAAGCCAGGAGAGCCGTTGAACGGGTTCTCGATCGCCTCCATGGCGAAGTTAGTGTGACGGCGGTAAACCACCTTGAAAAAAGTAATCTGGGGGTTTCCCGTGAGGTAAACATCCTGAGCGCCATAGGCTACGAGCTGCATAAGACCACCACCTGTCATTTTAGTTCTATACCCTTCTCTTAGAAAAAAATTTGGCGGCGCGGCGGAAAAAGTGAAATTTCGGAAATGGTCAACCGGGAGGTTCTCTTTTTCTACGTGGCAAGAGGAAAACCTAAACCCCAGAAAGACTCCTATAACAGATGAACAGCCAAGACCCCTTCTTCAAGATCCGTCCTACAAAGCGAAGTAATCCTGAAGCAAGAACCACCCTTGATAGTATTCATAGAAGTCATCTTGAGAAACTCATAGATGAGAATAAATCTATAGAATCTGTACGTTCTGATTTACAGTCTCTCAAAGAGCAACATGATGATAGCACAAATGATATTGAAAAGGTAAAATATGAGCGCGAGATGAAGGATATTGAAAATAAACTGATTGAGCTCACAGGTGAAAAGAATGTCTTTGAATACTTTTTAGAGACCGGTCCGATTTTATACGAATACTATGATATTCAGGAAAAGATCAATCGTGGCATTGAAGTAAAGCAGACGAAGCAGGGTAAATCTCAGCCTGGAAGCATTTGGGCAGCGTTGGAGAATGCTGCTGAGAAGACTGAGGGTGAGGTTAGTGTTATCGGTAAGGGTGGGTCCGAAACTCTCGCACGCAGCAGTCTTCTCAATAAATATTTACAGAAGATTGACCCTGAGCACGCAAAGGAAACAGCGGTTCTCAATCAGCTTCAGGATACCTATGGTAAATGCGATGAGTGTAATTGTGAAATGATTTTTAGTACAAATGAGGCTGTGTTTTCATGCCCTGAGTGCGGATTCCAAGAGTTTATTCTTATTGATTCGGACAAGCCCTCCTACAAGGATCCGCCGCGTGAAATCTCGTACTATGCCTATAAGCGTATTAATCACTTTAATGAGTGGTTAGCACAATTTCAAGCAAAGGAAAGCACTGAGATTCCTAAGGAGGTCTATGATTCCATTATTGCGGAACTTAAGAAGGAACGCATTAATGATTTATCGTCATTGAATCGTTCAAAGATTCGTGAGATTCTCAAGAAACTCAAAATGAATAAGTACTATGAACATACACCGCACATCACGAATCGGCTGAATGGGCAAAATGCGCCTGTGATGACGCGTGAGACCGAGGAGAAGCTGCGTCATATGTTTATTGAGATTCAGCCATCTTTTCAGAAGCACTGCCCCAAGGATCGCAGCAACTTTTTATCCTATTCGTATGTTCTGTACAAGTTTTGTGAACTGTTGGATTTGGATGAGTACCTTCATTGTTTTCCTTTGTTGAAAAACAAGGATAAGTTGTATGCTCAGGATAAGATTTGGCAAAATATCTGTATTGATTTGAAGTGGCAGTTTATCAGATCTATCTAGAGCCACTCGCTTATATCAGTCGTTGTTTTCAACTTCCGCATTTCCTCTTTTGTAAACCAACCAAACCCAAGGTGTTCGTCCTCTTTGAGTTTGGGTGGATCAGGGCTTATCACTGTGCCCGTCCAATACGTTGATTTCCCATAAACGCGAGGTTTGGTATCATCAATCACGTATTGTTCACATTCAAGGTAACCGGACTCTTCTTTGACTTCGCGCTGCGCTGTCTCCAGCAAATTCACATCAAAAGGTTCCACATGTCCCTTTGTAAAACTCCAGCGAAATGAGAACTTATTCTGAACTAAGAGGTATCTGTCCTTATAATTCAGAATAATACCAGCCCTTTCGGTATCTTGCGAGAAGCTAGAGCCGATGAGAAGTAGGATGATCGTAGCAAAAATCATTTCGCTCTACTGTAATGTTTTTTATTTCTTAGGCGTCTGGTTTTGCGATTGCGTCTAGTGCGTCGCCCACCCATATTCGCCCCTGTTCTTTCCTTATATGCTTCTAACATCTTTACAAATGCTGACATTGACGGTTTTACTTTGGCAAGATCTAACGTACTTTCTCCATTACCGTCCCTCAGTCCAAGATTCGCTCCTGCAGTAAGAAGAGTCATTGCAGTTTCAGGTTGCCCCGCCTTACATGCCCAATGGAGCGGCGTCGCAAGCGGCTCCCAAGGATCAGTTGGAAGTGTTAATGCATCTTTATCAGCGCCCTTATCAAGCAATAATTTCAGAGGACCCCCTAAGCCTTGTGAGGCAGCCCAGTGTAAGGGAGTTGAGCCTCTTGTATTTCGTAGATTGACATCTGCTCCTCTGCGAACAAAAGTAACTGCTAATATTCTGTTTTTGTTCGCGAGCGCTACTATAAGAGGTGTATTTCCATCGCTTGAAAAATTATTTAAATTAGTGCCAGGAATACTCAATAGATCTACTATTACCTGATCCAAAACGAAACCTATTAGACCAAATGAGCAGAGTACATTGGTAATTGATGTAGGAATATCTGCTTCCCAAGGTCTTGGAATGAGCGGTGCTCTATTAAGTTCCTTTATCCAATGGGGCGGCACGATCGATCCGTTTACAAAACGCGATATAAGACCAAGAGCATATGTATTAAATTCTTCAACGTGTTTTATTTTACGCAAACCACTAATTCTCGCACTGATCTGATTAGGATGCATAAAGTCGCGTGTGCCTGATATTTGTCCTTCTTCGCCTATTGCGCGCGTCAAACCTAAGTCAAGTAAATGAATCGATACAATCTTATTTTCATGCATGCGAACAAAAATATTTTGGGGTTTTAAATCCAAGTGAAGAATTCCCAACTGTTTATGGAAAAACTGATGAACATAAAAATCAAGAGTGACATTAATGTAACTTGCCTCCTCAGCTGTAATAGATCTTTCATTCAGAATTTCATGAAGATTTTCGCCAGAAAACACTTCTTCAATGATATAGCCTATATCGCCCCGAATCATGGATCCAAAATAATAAGGGGTTAGAGGAAGTAATGAATAGAGTGGATGCGAACAAACGAGTTCAAGATATTTTATTTCTGTGTCAAATGACCATTTTGTAAATTTATCTCCATTAAACTCAATATCTTTACGAAGATATGTTTTTCCTCCATAGTTAACTTTATACGTTTGCCCAAATCCGCCTGCGCCAACTCTTTCCACTCTCAAAATATCCATATTTACTATCGCTTCAATTTCGGGCTCGGTGAGTCGCGGGGGGAGACCGGCAGGGACAGGTAAAGTAGGTGGCTGATGAATTGACACTGGTTGAAGTGCGCCAACACGGCTTAGTGTAGGAGGAACGAACGGTCGAAGTGGCTGCATAACTTCTTGGGGAATATTTGTGGGTAGTGCTTTCTGTGGTGACACGTTCCCTGGTAAAGGAAATACTTTTATAATAATTTTTCGAACAGCATCTTGGGTAGCAGCTATAGCACGATCACGAAATTCAGCTACCTGGTTCGGTTTAAGGCGCTTAGCTAGATCTAGTGCGACCGCCTTAGCCTGAGCGGCACACGCGTCAACAGCCTCAAAACGAATTAAGTCACGTTCAGCTTCAGTTGTTGGTACTTTATCAAGGAGTAGGATTGTCGAACGAAGTACCCAAGAAACTTGATCCTTAAGAATTCCGACTAAATACTGCCCAACCTCGTCAGCTGCCTTTGCTGCCGCAAGATGTACTTTTCGTAGTTGTTCAATATTTTCTGCTGTATCCATTTACTTGTAGACGATAATTAAAAGCGCATCGGAAATAGCGGACCAGGATCACCTCCCGTCATCTCTGTGATCTCTTTTCTCACAGTTCTCGGATACATGAATCTGTAATAATAGTAATCCTCTTCCGTCGGAACATGTGTGGATGCTAGTTGAACCATGGTACCAGGACTTGTAAATCCTTCCTTTACAAGAAGAGAAACACCCATAATAACCGCAATAGCAACAAGGACATAGGTAAATGTGAGCATTTGATTGTATCTACAAGTTACAATCAAAATGCGTTTGATATTATTGGTTTACAAGCCCCGAGGGAATCCTACGAGATTTGCACCGATACCGAAGCCGGCACCCTGGCGAGCTGTGACGCCGATGGAAGGTGAGACAAGGTCGAGAACCGCGAAGACGGCGGCGGCGACGAGTGCCAAGGTGGCGATCTCATCGACAGGCAGTGTCTTCCGGGGGATAAAAAGCGCGGCGCCCGCAACAACGAGACCCTCAATGAGGTATTTGATCGCACGGTTGATAACTTCAGCAACGTCCATAGTAGTCTATATTCAGTAAAAAGAAAATTTAATGCGGAATCTAAAGATAAAGGATTTACAATTGTAAAGAAGAATGGCAGCTGAGCGTGAAGATTTCTTGACTGAAGATCCGGAGATTCCGAGCCAACGATGGGCTCTTTTGAGTTTCCTGAGCCCCGAGAAAGTATTAAGCCGGAAGGATACATTCTTTTTCACGGTCTTCCTGAAGCAGTATGAATTCCAGATGCGCACGCAGAGCATGGAGAAGTTCCTCGTCGGTAAGATCACGAACTTCAATGAGCAGCTGGACAAGCAGGCAACTGAGTTTGAGAAGGCTGATCTCAGTGGCGCGGCGGCTCTCTGCCGTGGAGCGCAGATGCGCGTCGACGGTACACTCAAGGATCTCCAGGACTTCGTGAAGGAGAACCAGAAAGATCTTGTTCAGTCCAAGCTGAATGACGAATTTGATGACTTCCTTTTCAAGAACAAGACAAAGCTCGAGGATGAGTTCTATGCGCAGAATAACTTCCAGACGACGGTTCGTGGTCTCAAGATCCGCGGCGCCTATAGTGACAAGAAGGAGGCTGAAATGCGCGCGAAGAAGCTCCAGCGCAGTGATCCTCTTCACAATATCTATGTGGCTGAGGTGGGCAAGTGGCTCCCGTGGGACCCTAGTCCTCATGAGGTCTCCGAGCAGGAGTATGCTGAGGACCAGCTCAACACGCTCATGAAGAAGTACAAGGAGAATGAGGAGGCGCGCGATGCGTTCCAGAAGGAGCAGCGTGAGTCCCGTCGCCCCGAGAAGAAGAAGGTCTTCTCCGATGACGGTGTACCTGAGGACGTCGGTGTAACGATGAAGGTCGAGAACTCGCTCTCGGGCGCGCCAAAGGAGGATGCGGTTCCTTCACTCGGAACCGGTGCGTCAGCCTTTGCAGGTATGTTCTCTTCATCCGGTCCTGCTGATCTCGCCATCGAGAGAAAGCTCCAGAACAAGGAGTAAATGTATAAATAGCATACTTATATGCTAATAATGGCATTGGTACATGCCATTTCTTCGGTTAGCTCATTTGGTAGAGCGGGGGATTGTAGTTTCTTGTAAACTAAGCAATAAGACTCCCCAAGTAATTGGTTCGATTCCGATACCGAAGAATTTTTTAATCATGTAATACATGCTTAAAAAATCATTATAATCTTGCCATAATTACTGTACAAAGACAGGAATACACTTGTTTTGCTGGCAGAACTGTCCCTCAGGGCAGCTCACACCCGCGCAATCAAGATCACGGAATCCCTCGTAGGGAAACGCAGCCGGAAAGAGTGTCTTTAAGAGAGGAACAACAATCAAAACAGCCAAAAGTACGATGACCAACATTACTAAACCATAAGGGCGAGACATTCTATAAAGACTCAAGGAAAAACGGGCAACCCTGTATCTCTCGGAAGAAGAGCTGTGCGATTCTCCTCGCAATATCCATTAAAGCATTTCTCTGCAGGCTGATTGCCGCAAGACGCCATGTCAACGCCGCAACGTTCTCCCACAAACCCCTCAATTCTAAACATACGATCGCAGCCAATCAAAGCACAGGCGATGAGGAGAATGATAAGACTTTGTACTACAACTTTCTGCATCTACTGCTGCCCGGGAAATTTCTTTACGCTAATCGCAGGTCCCTTGAGCTTCCGTGCGGCATTCGGGTCATACTCATTTATACCATCTTCATCCTTCTCCTTGAAATGCGCAGCCGAGTGTGCCCAGAATTCAGGCGCACCAATGCGGAAATCAGGGTGCATCTCAGCCTTGTACCAGAAAATACAATCTTCCATCTTATTACTTTGGCTGGTATTGTCAATAACGAGACACTCATAATTCTGTGTACACTGGTCCATGATCTGACAGAAGAACTCAAAGGACGGAAACGCCGAGCCATAGTTATCAAAAATGCGCTTTCTGTTGGTAAAATACGGTTCACGCAAAATAAAGACATAGTCCACGTTGGTACGAAGAGCCGGCTGGATGCCCAGCGGGTACTGCATAGTAATCAGAAAGAACACCTTCAACCAACGACCGTTCATGAACAGGTAGCGAATATTCTTGTCGTGGGTCCAGCTGTCATCGTACATACAGTCATCGAGAATCATAAATGATCTCGGGTCAATACGTGACGTCATTTGCCCAGCAGCCTGCTCCTTCATGATACGCGACATCATCATCTTCTGTCTCTTAACGAAATTGGACAGAATAATAGGACTATACTCACCATGAATGAAAAGCGGCGGAATCATCTTGCCATAGAAGGAGTTTGATTCCTCCGTGCCGCTGATTACCGTTCCAAGAGGCATATTCTGGTGATTGTAGAGCAAGTCACGCACAAGTGTAGATTTACCTGTACGACGACGTCCAATGAAAATCGCAACGGCATCCTGGGGGATCTTCTTCATGTCGAACTTTCGCAAAGAAACGTTCATTGATGCTGAGGCAGCCATAGTGTTGTTACCGTATGCTAATAGAAAAAAAGTGCGGCATACACGAGTTTTGCTTTTCACACGATAATCAAGAATAGAAGAATGCTCACAGGCGGAATTCAAATTCCTCATCCAAAGTTTTTCTTAAAAGAGAGTTCCTTGAAATTAGATTCGTTCAAAGAACTTCACCGCCTTCATCCCGGGTTACTTCATTTATATGATCTCTCCGGGTTACTTCAAAACAAGGGAGATGTTCATATGGATCAGCGTTTTCGAATTCTTGGTGCCCCGGGACTTTCAAAAAGTGGAGCTATGAATCTTACCATAGAGAAAAACGTAAAGGAATCTGGGATTGAAATTCAAGATATTTCTGGATTTATGAAAGTGACTCATCTGCTGGATCCGATTTCCTGGCTGAGAGGAAAGTATGGAATTGAGGATGCCAGCGGTGCAGTTTCCTTTTTCAAGGAAGCACCAACCGAGAAAATCAGAGAAAAGCTGAATAATCACATGAATCAGGCGTATGTAGAAGCCGTAGCTTCCTATAGCCTCTCGAAGCTACGTGAAGGCGATGTCAGTCCACATTTCCATTATTTTTACGGGGCATTTCGCGGTATTTCAGAGACATATTCTTACAATATTTCGGATGTATTTGCGAGTTATCGCCACTGTAGATGGTTCTGGGATCACCAGGAAACTGGCATTTTTGAACTGAGTGTAGACAATGAAGAATCACTGGAAAAGGAAGTTCTGGAGGCTATTTTTGAGCCGCCGTCCACGCTTCATTCGGAAACAAGTTCGAAAGCCGATGATGAAACAGAAGAGTTGGAAAGCATAGGCGGGGCAGCTGCCGTAGAACTTGAATCTCTAAGTACAACATCAATGGAAAGCGTTTCATACAAGGAGGATAACGAATCAGCGGATGAGGAAGATGTAAGTGAAGATGATGATGAGGATGATGACGACGACGACGACGAAGCAGGGGATGATGATTCACTCAATGTTCTCGCAAAAATCCATAACTTTCCTGTCATGGTTCTCTTTACAGAGTCGAGCGAAGGGACAATGGACAGTCTTTTAGAGAATTTTGACGAAGTCGGCGCAAAGCCTGGAACGAAAAAGTGGGATGAAATCTGGCTTGCGTGGGTGTTTCAGATTATTTCAGCTCTCTGTGTTGTTCAAGCCATGTTCGGTTTCTCACACAATGATTTACATACCAATAACATTGTATGGACAAAGACAAATATCAAGTTTTTACACTACCGTTCCCGCGATGGGACAACCTGGAAGATACCCACTTACGGTAAACTGTTCCGTATCATTGACTTTGGTCGTGCCATTTTTTGGGTCAATAAGAAACTCTTCTGTAGCGACGATTTCAGTGAAGGAAATGACGCCGCCGACCAATACAATTTCGGTCCACTCAAGACCGATGACTATAGCCCAGAGGTACATCCCAACCCATCGTTCGACTTATGTAGATTAGCTGTCAGTCTCTTTGAAGGTTTGTTCCCGGTTGAACCGTTAATTAAAAAGGGAGCCATGATCTTGAGCGCAGAGCCTGGTCTCAAGGTCAAGGAAACTGAATCCGATTTGTACAATTTGCTGTGGTCGTGGATGATTGATGAGGATGGATGTAATGTAATGATGGAGCCGAATGGAAAAGAAAGATACCCCGACTTTGATCTTTACAAGGTGATCGCGGCGAAGGTCCATGAGGCTGTTCCTTCTGAGCAGATTACTCGCCCCATTTTTGAACGATTCCGTGTTTCCAAGAACAGTGTTGGTAAGGCGAAGGTGTACAATCTGTTTTGTTAGAACAAATCGCTATTTGAAACATTCGTCTTCTTTTCAATTTCCTTCAGAACTGCGCCCCAGAGAGAATCGGGTTCATACTCTGCGGTTTCAAAGGGGAGTTTCCTCTTTCTCAAAATTGCGCGGAACCAGTGAATTGCATACACATCCGCTGGAACCAGATCCGATTTACAAAATGCCTTCTGTCCATATTTGGCTGGAAAACATTTTCCCTCTTCTTCAAACGCTTCCTTCACATCCCACCAATTCAACGGGAGAAACGCCTTCGCGGGGAGAACGTATTTTTCAAGCTTGAGTTCTATAAGAGCTTTTCTGTATAAATTCATAAAGTCAAATGGAGTTTTCAGAGTCGTGGTGTCGGGAACATTGTCCAGCATCCAGGTCGTGAGTTCAGAAGCAGGACCAGGCACTTGTACATATCCAATATCGGGGATTTCAGGCGTTTTTTGTTTATAAGCGCCTTTTTGAATTGTACGTTCACTGCTGAAGGCATACTTGGCTGCGAGCACTTTCTTCGGAATCGGCTTAATGAGTGTCATATCAAGATCAATCCAACTGCCACCCTTTTTATGAAGCATGGTAAATCTGAATAAATCGCTGAAGGGGAGAAATTCATACGCTTTGTTTCGCCCTTCGAATTTGAACTGTTTTCCACGTTCAAGAATTGTATTTCCATCTACAACTTTGATTCCATAGCGAATGGATGGAGGAATCTGCGTTTTGATCTCATGAATAGGATTGTAGGTGTACAAGATTACAGGATGTCCGTGCGCAATAAAAGAAGCCAATGAGAGTTTCTCAAGGGGACCAAGAGGCGGTCCAGTCCAGAGAACTTGTAATTCAGCATTGGGGAGTTTTTTGTGTTTTCTAGTTTGCCTTGGAGGCATCTCTAGTTGTATCTTAGAACTTCGGGACACCGACCTGTAATTCAGGCTCCATCGCACCACCTGAAAACGACGGTACAGGGAATGTTGGCATTCCACTCATGATATCAGTGACAGACTCAGGTACAAATTGGAAAATCAGTGATGTCAAGATACTACCAATTAAGAAATCGCGAACAACGCCCTTCGCCTTCGGCAGTTCTTTTTCACGCATATATTCTGCTATACTTCCTAAAATCGCAATAAAAACACCACCGAGCGCTATTGCCATCCAAAATTGTGGGTTCATCCGGGAAGAATCTCTGCGAGCAAGGGGGAAAAAAGATTTAAAGGAACTACGCCAGACTTTCAAAGTCGTCCATCGCCATGGATTGATCCGCAGGCTTCTCAAGATCTTCAAACTCATCGAGCGCGCCTACAGGCTCCAGAATATCAATGGCTGATACGGAGGCGAGCTCAGATTCTTCCTTGTACTCCTTCATGTTGATCGCATTTCCATCAGGGTTTTCCGAGTCAAAGACTGTATCGTGATCGGTGAATTTTACACTCTGCTCTGTGTCAACAATGATCACTTGGGGCGGCGCTGTGACAGCGGGTTCAGGTTCAGGTACGGGCTCAGGACCAGCACCCGAGAGATCTTGAACCGCTGTAACGGCACCCGAGAGATCTTCAAGCGCGATAGGAGGCTCTTCGGCGCCTTGTTTCTCAACCACAAGCCCGCTCTTCTCCTCCACTGCTACCTCAGCCTCAGCAAGAGGCTCCTCTTCCTTCTCATCCTTCTCATCCTTGTCATCACCATCATCGGTCAAATACTCCTTCAAAATGTTCTTCACAGGCAACATTCCACGAATGGACTGTAAAATCGCCTGATGAATGAGCTGCTCAACCTGCCGTAGGTTCTTCTGACGATCTACAGAAGTTGCCTGCTCAGAAAACAAATAGGCATTTGACCATAAGCTCCGAGCACACTCCGACAGAGTCCTATGTAAAAAATGATCTACCTTAGGAATTGTGATCTGGAGTTTCTTGTTCTTGCTATTGATGCGAATGGCTGAAAGAACCTTCGTGTGTGCAACAAAAACAGCTGTCAAGAGTTCTTCCAGATAATCGCACTTTGTATTTGTCTGAATCACTTCCGTTTCTCTGAGAACTTTGTCCGTATTCCACTCAGGAATATCCTTCAACAAATTCTGAAATGTCCAGAGAACTCTCTTAAGATCCTTCTCCTTGTCCTTCGCCTCCTCGAGCAAACTCAGGAAATAGGTAAGAAGTGCAGGGATCAAAAATACACAGAATTGCTGCGTATATTCGCTTTTTGCCGTACTGTACACATCGATTCCTTCCTGGATATCCATATCTGTCTGATGAAAAAGGCTTTCTTATATTGTTCTTTCTAAACGCAATAAACAGACCAACCAGGCAACTTGTGCCCAAAGAGAATATCCCGCCAGAGAACGCCGTAGACTTTCTCTCACAGCTTGATGCTTAGGGTACAATTGGACCAGTCGTTTCATGTAGATCATTGGGTCACCACCAGCACGTTTGTACTCATCAACGGCTGTTAGCGATAGCACATCAGTCGGCAGATTAACTGGTTGCCAAAGACCTAGTTCGCGCGCCTTTCCTTCAATCATAGTCCGCCTGAATGAAGTCTCGTTCGGAAGTGTCTTGATAACGCATCGTGATAGAATCGGCGACGAGAGCTTCCAAATATCTCGCACTTCTAGTACACACTGTACATCCTGTGAGCGCGTATCAAGAATACGGCGGAGAAATGCCTGTGATTCCTGGGTCAAATCGTCAGCGCCCTCGATCCAAATACAGGTTTTTTCCTGCGATCTTACCTGACTGTGTAGGATTTCTCGTCCTTCACGTAAGCTGCGGTCATTGCGCACATTCCAGCGAAAAAGACGCCAGGACCTCTGTTTTGCTTCTTGTTGTATCCACTGTGTTTTACCTGTTCCAGCAGGACCATGTAAAATCCAGGCAGGGCGGATCTGTGTAGCCATTGTTTAATTTATAGTTCAGAGTCTTTAACCAACTAATGCGCTAAACCGAGCGCCTGTAAGTCAAGCTCGGCGTTCTTCCGCAGAGACTGGTTAAGAGGGTTGTCTTCAACTGACGCCACGAACGCCCGATCGTTGCGCTCAGCCAAGATATTCTGTTTAAGAGGAAGGCGGTACTTGACGCGCCCAATGTCGCCCGCGCCAGGCGGCAAACCAACCATGTCTTGGGCAGCCAAGGCTCGGTCGTTGATGATATCTGCATCGAGCTTCTTGTATGTAACACCATTCTTTTCGCCCGTAAATACCCCAATGTTTCCGTTACCCGCGATCGGCTTGCGTCCCTTGGCGATCTGCTCCTTATTCGGGTTCGTGCGCATATTGTAGGCGGCGTCATGGCTGGTAAAATCCTTGTTGACTGAATTGCCGCCGCCGAAGTATTCAGACTTTGCGGAGAGCTGTGCCTTCTGCGTCGGTTTCGCAATATCGTCGGGGTCATAGACCTTGAGCTTGGTGGGCGCATCCGCTGAACCAGCAGCGCCCATGTAGCCCCACTCAATGGTAGTCTCCTTGACCGTCGTGCGCGCAACATCGCTCGGGTCCCACACAGTGATGGAAGGCGCACCATTCGCATAGCCCGTCGCTGTGCCTGACTGGCGGATGTTACCCACCGTCTCGCCACGGCGTGTAGGGCGCGCATCGTCCTCGTAGTGGATCGCGACCTGACCCGTGTCGGCGGGAGACAAGTTCAAGCCCATTGTTCTCTCAGATGTGGCTGAGCGCTCATTGGGGCGCATCTCAATGGAGGATCTGCCATAATCGGCTTCAGCTGCGTCAGGGTTATTTGTGTAGTATTCGTTCATGTTCGCGTTACGGAAACCAGCACCACCATACTGTTGCGCCATCGGTGTTCTGTAAGCGCCCGTCACGTAGGACTCATTGTAATCCTGGGCTTGCGCGGGTCCGATGAATTCGGAGGTCGTCTCAGGACGAGTTACATGTTTCATGGTTTGGATAGGACGCGATGTCTCCCTTTGGGACTCCTCAGAGAACGCACCAATAAAGCGCTCACCTGAATCGTCGATGAAGAACGTATCGGGGCGATACTTTCTGATTTCACCCGGATTCTCAGGGCTGGATGTAATGAATCGCTGTCCAGGTACAACAGGTGTATTATAAGTCAGCTTGGGGTTATCGGCGACACGTAGCTTATCCGTCGTCGGCATTGCCTTTCTCATGATTTCATTGACTTCCATTTGCTGGAAACCGCCCTTTCCAGTCACACCATACTCTTCACCAAGAGCAGAGCCGACACGCGTGGGCTCAAAAGGGCGCTCACCCGCACGATTTCTCGGCGCATTGATGCGGTCCTTGAGGAAATCAGAGTTCGCTTCTAAACCGTAAGGATTTCCAAAGGGTGTCTGTGCGGTGTTGAACATAGTCTCAACCTCCTTCTTCTTGATTTGGTCAATGCCAGATCCTGTAAAACTGTCTAAGAGAGAACTATTCGTGTTCGCGGCGACGTTCTGCTTTACGCGTCCTCCGAAAAAGGGTACCATGTTATTGTGCTTAAATTCCTTCGATGGCATTCGCTGCCCAGTCAGCGGGCTCACAACAAAATCGGCGCCACCGTCATAGAGCGGTTCTTGCTCAACGCCAGGCGGATTCGCCGCGACGGTTGCGCGCACAGCATCAATGTTGTCAGGAGCAGGTGAGATATCATTGAAGTTAACTCTGGGCGCAATAGGCGGCTTCTCTGTCGCATAGCCAAAAGCGTTTCCGTGCGGACCAGGAACCGGCTCACTCGGGTAGACCTGTCCACTCGGTAACTTGTACATCTGATCCAGATCGGGAGCAAAGCCACGAGCAGCCGCTCCGATAGGACGATTATTTGAAAATCCTTCATTTACTTTCGGTTGTGTTGCTCCTGGTATCGGCGGCACAGAGGAGTCTGTTCTCCGTGAAGGTTCGCTTAGTTTAGCAACTCCATAGCCAATACCTATGAGACCAAGCAGAGCAGCGACTTCCATACTATATCGCCTGCCGTTTCTTTTTTAAACAACTATCGCTTGAAATTCAAGAAGAGTTGTTTAATGTGTTTTGCAGCGTTCCTTGTCCAAATCACGAGACGGAATGAAGAAGTCAAAGGGCGTCTCATAGGAAACTTGGGGCTGATGAGGAAGCGGTACCCAGCGATTCCATCCTGTCGCCCGTAATGTACATGGTGGATTCACCAGCTTTTGGAATGACTTCGGAAAGCTCTCATCAGGCGGCGACTCATAGAAAGTCTGATTCATCTTATTTGTTTCAGGATTGTAAAGATCAGCATCACACTTGATACGACTACCGAAACGATTAATGTTCTTCAAATCACTTTCAACATCCGTGCGCCACTGTCCTGATACCCAACTCGCACCACTCCCCTGAATTCTGGTTGTTACATCTACCGGGAAGGATGTAGGACAGTTGATGTTAGGTGGCGTTAAATAATAACGAGCAGCATAGCTCGTGATACGCATATCATCGGCGTGATGAAAATCATCCCATCGAGGGCGTGTAAGATTTGTTTGTTTGATCTGGACCGTAGTCATGCTTCTACTAGATCTAATATTTATGCGGCTGCGCACATGATTCTCTCTGTAGAGGTAGCGGTGCTGAAACGGCAGGATATGCCCACGGTTGAATCGTAGGTAAATGTTTCAGCTCAACATTAATCGTGAGATTCGTCTTGGGGTTCTTGCGTTCAATCACCTGTCCCTGGAGCAATCGCGGTCCAGTCGGTGGCTGGTGCTCTCTCTGGGGACACCATGTGTTGGGACGTGTAATGCCTCTCAGGTCTGACTCAACATCTACAACGTTTCCACTCGGCAATGAGACTTCATTACCACCATAGAGACCAAGGATAACACGAGCTGGGTTCGGTGACACATAGGCAAACGGGGTTTGGTTATAGCGTTGGGGATTTTCCTCCTTTTCAAAGGGATGCTGTAAGACAGCGCCGTAATCAACCATTCTAATGGCTACTTACGAAAATTATGTAGTACTGATGTTTAGCAATTTGTGTCGCGGAGGTAGGCTCTTGACGGGATGCCGCCACGGATCCAGCCATTCGCAGCGACCTCAGGTACCAAGTGTGACGGCTTCTGGATGTTGTCCTTGATGCTCTGGATAAGAGGCGTGAACTGACCATCGAATGTCTCCTCTGAGATCGTGCCGCACTCCTTGCCCTGGCGAACCATTTCTGAGTGCATGAGGAGGCTCTCAACATCCGGGTTGCCGCGTCCAGTGCCCATGTAGGGAACCGTAAGGAAGGGGCGCGCCTGTGACCGTACGATACAGCGGTTATTCTTGAACTCGGGCTGATTTCTCAGGATTGAATCAGCATCAATCTGCTTGTTGTTCAAGCCAAAACCCTCGCGCGGGTAGATGAGGTGCTGCTCGACAGAGAGCGGATTCACCTTCGCAGCGTCGGGGACAAGATTTCTGGTTGTGTAGTCACCAGGACCGACAGATTGCTTAAAATATTGATCAATTCCACAGAGATCATCCCTGGAATGTGTAAGACGATTGACCTGCATCTCTGACTATCTACCCTAAATAATGTTTTATAAAAATAGGAATGGCAAAAGAAAAGCAAGTGGATCGTTTTTGTAAATGTATTAAAAGCGTTCGTAGATCTGTAAAACTACGACCGGGACAACGCGGTGAGGCGGCGCGCGAGTCAGCTGCGATCGCGATTTGTGTTAAGTCCGTCTTACAAACTCGTGGAAGAACTCTGCGCAGTTTCAAATGTAAAAACGGAAAATTGAAGACACAAAAACTTCGCAGATAAGTAGAAAATGCCTCGGAACTCTATGTCTATCTCAAGGAAGAATAATGTACAAGTTGTCTCTCCTCTTGCTCCTCCTATGCCACCTGCTCCTGTAACAAACAGCCCGAGTCTTGGTAGCACACTTGTTCATAGTGTGACATCAGGTCTAGGCTCAGGTGTTGGCTTTGGTCTAGGTAGCTCTCTTGTACGAAGCTTCTTCGGCTCTACGCCTAGTGCTTCACCTCCAAATAATGACTACATACAGTGCCTTGAAGCAAATAAATTCACTGACCGTGAATCAAATTGCTATCATTTATCGGATTCGTACAAAGCCTGTATGATACGTACGAATTTCAATCGGGGTGAGTGCAGCAGAGATTAAACTTACATTTAAGAAACTTAAGTTTAATTTTTTACTATGGTCGTCTAATTATTAAGCCAAGGGAACGGAGCACCATCTGTGCCAGGGTAGCATGCTTCTCTCCCGCCCTCCTTGCATGTCTTTCCAGGGATCTTGTACAACCAATCCTGGAAGGATCCACGGTCATTCGGTACACTTGTACTCGGCATTGTAATAAACTCACGCTGACTCTGTGTCTTTCCAAATACGTCTGTGGGATCGCTTGACCACTGAACGCGGAAGAAAGAGTCAAGGGAGCCCTGTACATCGGGGTCACCGATATACTTGGCAGGTGGTCTAGTTGGATTATACTTGATCTCATCGATCAGTACATTCATGAAAGGATTACGTGCCGTTGGTACAGTTTCCACGGGCGTTGGTTCCGTTATACCTGTCGGATCAAATCCCTCATTCACATGTTTTGCGGGATCGGTCGCTTTTTCGGTCGGCTTAGCACATGAAGGCAGTGTGTACAATGTCCAGATGGCTGGCGCAAGATATAATGTAGCAATCAAGAGACCGATAGGTAAAATATAGGGCTGGGAAAGACCAATCGCAAGAACAGATGTTACAAGGAAAAAGAAAAGGTATACGGCTGCCACCTCATTTGTAATATCACTTGCGCATCGACTGTCAAAATTTTCAGTCCATCTACGTAACCAGGCTGAGCCGGCTAAGACACGTGGATTTTCCCAAAAATAGGGGTCGCATAAGGGTACTTTATCACTCATCCGAGCTTCTCTAACGGGTTTGTGGAAATCTTATTTCCCTGCCCGCTGCTTCTTCTTTTCTTCTAACTTCTTGCGGAGACGAGCCTGTACAACTGAGAGACGATTCTCTCCATCACGACCGACTGCTCTTGCAGCATCCTTATCTTCAAAGCCGAACATCCCACGGAATGTCTCCATAAGTCCAACCATCTCAGGATTCTCTGTAAATTCTTTCATGAGTTCCTCAGCTTCCTTCGCCATCTCTTGTGGCCGTAGTTCGCCACGTTGTACCTTCTCTTGTAGGCGCTTTGCGATCTTCTTCATAGCATTCTGCATGATTTCCGGTCTCTCGGTGTAGATCTTGCTGAGCAGTTCAAAGGCACGTGTAGGACTGTCACCCGCTGCCGCCATCTCTTCGGGGCTCATTCCAAAATCCTCGGGGCTGAATTCCTTGACTAGCTCTTCAGCCAGCTTCGCCAGCTGACCTTTGAGAAGACGCTCAGGCATCTTCGGTAAGCCGCCTGATGTAAACATTCCCATGACCTTCTCGGAGAAGGACTTGAAATCAACGCCATCAAGCTTATCCTTCCAGCCGTTCATCATCTCTTCCGCCCACTTCATATCAAATGATCCAGATCCAACCTGGCAGCAGAAACAGAGGAGGGTCAAATACTGGTTGATTGCCTTCTGCGTTGTCAATGACATATCTGTCCAAATCGTATCAGGAATTGTGACACCAGGAAGAACAGTTCCAGGGCACTTCTCGGGATCGCGTCCTGGATTTCCAGCCGTGGGAAGAACTTCCGCCTTGAATTTGGCGAGTTTTACTTCATTTCTCATGGTTTTCGCGAATGTGATTTTATCCGCCCGCTCGGGGAATGCCTCCTTGAGTTCATCACAAAATTCATTGTATTTTGTGAAAAAAACAGAATCCAGATTACCAGCCATTTCTATATCTACTGGGTCGCCGTGAAAGTTTGGCGGCGACTTTACGCCTTTGCGGCTGCCAAAGGAGGTGGCAGTCCCTTCGCCTTCGCACACAGAATACAGAGGACCTTCAAGTACTTCCAAATAGCGGTCCGATTTGACTCGGGCATAGCATCCCAGTGCTTATCGAAAATGACAAGCGCCGATGACATCTCATTAAATTGACCGATGATCTTCTCTCTCGCATAGGCTACAATCGCCTCGTCATTCTCCTGCTCAATAAACTCATGAGCATCCCTGTAAACGTGCTCGTAGAATAAATCCAAGATGAGTTTGGGGTTGATTTTCTTGGCTCCCTGGATCGCCTCCAGACCCATTTTAATCTCGCGCTCCTCGGGATATGATTCAGTCAGCTCCTCGAAGAACCGAATAATTTGTACGCAAAACGCACCAAGAGTGGTAGACATATTTCTAAAGTGTATTGTTTGAAACTTGTTTAAACGCGAGTCAAATTTTACATACGCGGCACATTTCCAGGTATTCCCTTCTCTCTTTCACGCTTGTAGTCCTCCATTTGATTATCAAATTGCTGCTCCTTTCTGCTTTTCTGTTTTACATCAGCCATTGAGGGCGGGGCGCCCTGTGATGGTCCTGCCATTCCGTTCAAAAAGGAGAATGCTCCAGGTATTGTTGAACCACCGTTTCCTTGTGTAGTTGTATCAGCATCCTGGAAACTGTAACCGAAACCACGTGCAAACGACGAATGTTCCATCGTATTCCAGCCTTCCGGTTCTGCTTCACCCTGGGGAACCGGTGCGCTACTGCGACCACCGCCACCACCGGACGATCTCAGTTTCATTTCAGATAACCAATTCATTACATCGCCATCCGTTCTCGGCTGTTGCTCTCCCCCAATAACAATTGTCGGAACCTTCTTCAACCAAGCCGGAAGCGGTCCAGTCCGTTTTTCGGCGTCCACGCAAAAAAAGCTAAATGAATCTCTCCAAGGCGTTTGCGCAAGTTCCTTCATGAACGCTTTGGACCATTCGCACCGATTGCTGTAATAACAAACATTAGCTTGCTGCCTCTGGCTCATTGTTTTTTCCCCAGAAGCTAGTTATCCTAAAGTTCCGCACTTGCTTTAAAAATTGAGTATAAACCAAATCAATTATAGAATAGACAGAACTGACATGGCAAAAGAACAGACTGTATTCCATGAACTAAAAAATGTAGATCCTTTGACCGTTACGTTTCAGCTACAGCCGGCGCATGTAAGTTATGCGAATACGATCCGTAGGGCTATGCTTACCGAAGTTGAGACTGTAGGATTTCGCTCCGATATCAAGGAGGACGGCTCCACGAGTGATGTCACCGTTGAAAAAAACACCACACCTATGACAAATGAGATGTTGGCAGATCGTGTTGGACTTCTGCCCATCTGGGTTGAAAATCCTCTTACCTGGGACCCCGAAGAATACATCTTTCGTATTACTGTTGAGAGTGATAAGGACACTTCCCGTGATGTTGTGGCTGCCGATTTTGAGGTTCTGCAGCGCAATAAGGATGATGAGGGTACCACCGTTCATGTTGGAAATGCTAAGTTCTTTCAGCCCAACCCAATTACAAGGGATACGAGCCTTATTGCGATTCTAAAGGGAAAGCAGCCGAACCAGGCTCCTCAGGCGATAGAACTAACGGCGAAGGCAACGATGGGCACCGGACGCCAGCATGTTCGCTTCAATCCTGTAAGTCAGTGTTCTTACAAGTACACTATTGACACGGATTCTGAGAAGCAGAAGGCTGTCTTTGAGAAGTGGCTACAGACAACGAAGAAAGTGGATCCGAAGTCTCTGGAGAAGGAGACGGATCGGCGGGACAAACTGATGCGCGAGTTTAATACTATGGAAGTCGAGCGGTGCTTCTTGGTCAATGAGAAGAATGAGCCCTACAGCTTTGATTTCACGGTAGAGTCAAAGGGAACACTGCCCGTGAAGTACATTGTTGGACGGGCTCTGGAGAAGATTCAACAGAAGTGTATGCTGTATGCGTCCGTAGATCGTGGTGATCTCCCCGAAAATATGCGTATTCAGCCTGCCGATGCGCGTATGAAGGGTTTTGATATTGTGATCCAGGGCGAGGATCATACACTTGGTAACTTGCTACAGACGTGGATGGATGAGAACATGATTGACAAGGAGGAGATCACGTATGTAGGATACAAGTTGCCGCATCCTCTGCGTGATGAGATGGTCTTTCGTATTGGCGTAGAGGACGGACAAGAAATTACGGCACGCGCCGTGTTTGCGAGGGCAGCGCGCGCATGTGCCACGATGTTTGGTAAGTGGAAGGAGGACTGGGCTACTGTTTCGACTGGATCTGCAGCAGCACCTGCTGCAGTAAAGACAAAGGCAAAGCCTGACATGAAGTCAGTAAAACTTGCCATTGCTCCCGTAGCTCCCTCGGCAGCAGCAGAGCCAATCCTCACAGCGCCACCCGCTCAACCCGCAAAGAAGCGCGGTGCTTTCTGGGGAAAACCGCTGCCAGAGTAGAGATGAATCTACGGATATATTGTATAAATCTTAAAAGTCGTACAGATCGCTGGGAACGTTTTTTTCAGCAACCTGGATTCCAAGAACTCATACAAAAATATCCCTGGGAGCGTTTCGATGCGATCGATGGTAAAACAATTGATATTGAGAAGGATACCAGAATATCCCTAAGAACACGTCGTAATATCTTGTACAAGAAGCGCCGCGACCACGAGGACCTTGATTCAGCGGGCGGTGTTGGTTGCTATCTCAGTCATTACACAGTCTGGACAAAGATCATTGCGCAGAACGAAGAACACGGTCTTGTTTTTGAAGATGATGCGCTCATTCCCCTCGGATTTGTACAAAAGTTAGAGGCGGCTTTTCTTGAGTATCAGGCGCTCGAAGACAATACTCGCCCTGACGTGTGGACTTTATCTGTGCCGTTCAATCGTACAATGATGGATGCCGTCAATAACACAGTCGCATTTAATTTCGGTGACTGGAATTACACTGTGAATGCGCCTAACACAGCCAATATTTACACAAAGAAAGCTGCGAAGATTCTGGTAGAAAACGCATTCCCCATCGACGGTCATGTAGATTTCTTCATGTTCCGTTGCGCACAGCTCGGTTTTATTGTGTATGCACAGTACCAGAAACTCTGGGTGCGTCAAGTATCTATCAAGAAAAAGGGTATAATAGATTCTAATATTCAAGAAACAAAGTGTGATGTCTGTAATATTCCTACAGACGCAAATTCACGTGGATATTTTATTTTGAGCGGACAAAACAAAGCATCCATTGCTGTGATTTTACTTGGATTTGGTATTCTATATGCTATGAAACGAGTTGTTTAATCTTATACATAAGTAGGATGTCCTCCAAAAGTAAGCAGGAACGACTTCAGGCAATAAGAAATAGAATGAAGCCGCTCATGATTGAAGAGGCAAAGAAATCCGCAATGAAATCTCGTGTTAGAAGCTACTATAGACAATTAACAAAAAATGGACCTATTGGTCGTATTGAGCGCGAAGAATGGGAACAAAGTCAACGCAATTTAAAAAATAAAGTGCCCGAGGCGGTTGAAGCGTTCAAAACAGCGAAACACGCAGTATTCTGGGGAACTAAGATTGTGGAGCCGAGGAAAAGAATAATCCTATCAACGGCAAAAGCACCGAGGTCACCGCCTAAATCAGCAGCGAAATCAACAGCGAAATCACCGCCTAAATCACCGCCTAAATCATCATCTCAACGTTCTGTCACGAACAAAAATAAAAATAAAAATAAAAAGGCAAGCGAATCAAGAGCATCTGAAGCCCCGGTTTCTTCTTCTTCAACCAAGAAACAAAAGGGATTTTTTAACATATTACGTAACGCAGCCAAGAAGATGCTTAGCAAGTTAACAGGTAAAACGAGGAAAAACAATAAAGCCTAGTCTACTTCTTCGACCTTAGGACCTGATTCCTGTCCGTGCATTCCAGGCATATTGCCCTCAGGATCACCAGGCTTGAAAACATGATCAGGCTGCGGTACGCCTTCTGGCATCTTATCCGTCGTCGCCGCATACATCTTCATCATAATCGGGCGGATTTCATCCTCCGCCTTCTTCATCTCGTCCTTGTAGACCTGTGCAGTTTCATCTCCATGGCTCTCCAACCACGTCAAGTACTTCTGTGCGATCTCCTCGCCCTTTGTGGCATCCTCACCTAGAACAGTCTTCGCCTTCTCCTCTCTGAGTGAGTTACGAGCATTGTACAGGTAGGTCTCAAGCTCATTGCGAGCCTCGACCGTCGCCATGCGCGCCTTGTCCTCCTCCGCGAACTTCTCAGCCTCCTCTACCATCCGCTCAACCTGGTCCTTGGATAGGCGACCCTTGTCATTCGTAATGGTAATCTTATTTGACTTACCAGAGCTCTTCTCAGAAGCCGACACATTCAGGATTCCGTTCGCATCAAGATCGTAGGCGATCTCAATCTGCGGAACACCACGCGGCATAGGCGGGATGCCCTCGAGACGGAACGTCCCTAGCAAATTGTTGTCCTTCGTGAAGTTGCGCTCGCCCTCGTAGATCTTGATGTCTACCGCAGGCTGGTTGTCCGCATACGTGCTGAACGTCTGCGTCTTCTTGGTAGGAATCGTCGTGTTGCGCTTGATGAGCGTTGTCATGATTCCGCCAGCAGTCTCAATGCCAAGTGAGAGCGGGGTCACATCGAGCAGAAGGAGCTCACTCGTCTTGTCAACCGTGTCACCCTTTGTCAGAATGTGTGCCTGGACCGCCGCGCCATACGCTACAGCCTCATCAGGGTGTACACTGTCATTAAGCTTCTTGCCATTGAAGTAACTCGTGAGCAGCTCGCGAACCTTGGGAATACGGGAAGAACCGCCTACCATGACGATCTCGTGAACCTGGTCCTTTGACATCTTCGCGTCGCGAATAACCTGCTCAACCGGTGCGAGGCACTTCTGGAAAAGTGAGTCGCAGAGGCTCTCGAACTTGGCACGAGTGAACGCGAGGCTGAAGTCCTTACCATCCATCAAGCCATCAACCTCTACAGTCGCCTGTGTAGAGGATGAGAGGCTGCGCTTTGCCTTCTCGCAAGCAGTGCGCAGACGACGAAGAGCACGCTGGTTCGTCGCAAGATCCAGCTTTGTCTTCTTCTTGAACTCGCCCGCACAGTAATCTACCATGAGGTTATCAAAGTCCTCGCCACCTAAGTGCGTGTCACCCGCCGTTGCCTTGACCTCAAAGACACCCTCATCAATGGAGAGAAGGCTCACGTCGAACGTACCGCCACCCAAGTCAAAGATCAGCACATTCTGCTCGCCCTGTCCCTTCTTCCTGTCGAGACCATATGCGATGGCAGCCGCCGTCGGCTCGTTGATGATGCGCAGAACGTTCAGACCCGCGATCACACCCGCATCCTTCGTTGCCTGTCTTTGAGAGTCATTGAAATACGCAGGAACAGTGATGACCGCATCGCGCACCGTCTCACCAAGGTACGCCTCGGCAGTCTGCTTCATCTTCTGAAGAACAGCCGCGCTGATCTCCTCGGGCTGAAAGCGCTTTGTCTCGCCCTTGTACTGAACCTCAATCTCAGGCTTCTCCGCCTTGCCCTCCAAGACCTTGAACGCCCAGTGCTTCATGTCACTCTGGACTGCGGAGTCGCGGAAACGACGACCAAGAAGACGCTTTGCATCAAAAACTGTATTTGTAGGATTGGTAGCTGCCTGTCCCTTGGCTGAGTCGCCAACAAGGCGCTCATCCTCAGTATAGGCTACATAGGAAGGGGTTGTCCGATTCCCCTGATCGTTCGCGATGATTTCCACACGATCATTCTGCCAGACTCCAACACAACTGTACGTGGTACCCAAGTCAATTCCAATAGCGTAAGGCATCCTATTCTAAATGTTGTATGGTGTATGGTTTTAAATTGCCAATAAAAAATTGAAACTGTGTGGTTCAGTAAAACGCATAAAGATGGTCTCATCACAACCAAATCAGTATACTACACCATGCCATGTTACATATATTGATGAGAATAATGTAAAGACACAGATTGGCAATTTCAGTGATCTACAAATGGCATATCTCTTTGTAAAAGATGTGGCAGGAGAGCCGCCTTGGATCCTTACCCCCTGGGAAGAGGTCATTGAAAAATTGTATGAATATCATATTGAAGATCATTCTGGCTGTGATGTTGCTACGCGTGGTAGAGTAGCGTATGTTATTTATTATGATTGTGATTAAACGACGGCGCCAGTTGCCCTCGGCTCCGTCATCATACGCTTCTGCTCCATGAGCGTCATCTTATTGACCAGATCAATCGCGTCCTTCTGCTTAACTGTGAGTGTCTGCGGCTTCAAGTGCTCCAGGTAGTGCGCATGAAGACGGAATACACACGGGCTGACATTCTTCGGAAGATCCGTCAGCTTTTTTGCGTGCGCCTTGTGGACATCTACATAGCCCGCATAGACAGCCAGCGTCAGCGCACGGAAACGCTGCTCAAAGTCCCAGAAGGTTGTGCGCTCCTCGGCGTAGTACTTGAGATACTCGAGCACCTTGCCCTCGGACCGCAGCCGCAGCCAGCGATCCAGAGGAAGCGCCTCAGAACCACGGAGCGACCTCAGTGCGAGGTACTTGGAATTCCGTGTGCGCCAGCGGTTGCCATTCACATCCTTGAATGTGAGACCCTGCCAGAAATGACCCATCGTTGTAAGCTGAGTATTAAGGAACGACTGGTAATCCGCTACGGTGTTAAAACCATTCATGGGGTACTGCGGAATCGCAAGCGAAGCGAGCTCGGGCTCTGCGCTCATTTCAGAGATGTCCTCGATAACCGTGCGACCATCCTTTGTAACATAACCGGCATGTACAATATAGGCACGCGGCTTATCAACGCGATTCACAACACGGTGCTCAGGGTGCTGAAGAACAAAGCTCGCGAAGTAACTGTGAACATTCTTCACATCCTTGAATGAGTGGCGCACAGTAAGAGCAAGCTGCTGAAGCGAGAGCTCACCTTCAGCGAGCGCATCCGCAAAGAGCTCAGCGAAGGAGCGCTGGCTGTAGAAATTGCCGCCAGCACCAATCTGTGACCTCGTGGCAAGAACCGGCTCGGGCTGGGTCGACGACGACTCATCAAATGCCGGCTGGAAGAGATTGAGCATTGTACCATCGAGGAAGTCCTGGATGAGAGGAAGGTCGCAACCAATCGGCGGCTGCTCATCCTCCTTCGCCTTCGTCGGTGAAACGCAGACAGGGAGATTCGCCTCCGTGTCCCAGATGGTACTACGCATCCACTGAACGAGCGGGCTCTTCATATCGGTGCTCTTCTTCTCGTACCGAATGACACGGTACTTACCTGATCCAACGATA